GGCTAGGGGTAGACGGGGGGAGGGGTAATCCCCCGTACATGATGACTGAATCTGTCACCAGTCTACGTCTACGGAGGCCGCTCTGCGCGGTTTCACCTTCGGGCGCGTCCCATCTCCGCGAGATTGATTGCACCTGCGGCAAAGGACTCGACCGTTTTCGAGCGTGTTCTTTCCGCCCCAACGGACCGGCAGGATGTGATCCGGCTCGGCGGAGTTTGGCTGCAGTCCGCGCGTGTAGTCCAGCCGCACTCCGCAGTGTGGACACTGCGCGATGCCGGCGTCACGAGCTGCGATCAGCACTCGCTTACGCCAATGCTTGTACTGCGCGGTACCTGTGCGCGAGGTCGCCACGGGTGACCACCTCCCAGGTATGCGTTGACCCCCGCTCCATCGGGGCCGAGAAGAGCGGGGGTCAACGCATGTGCGCGGATGCCGTATAAGGCAGAAGCCCCATCGCTTACGCGCGGGGCCACGTTAGCAAAATACACCGTGACACCCACGCGCGCAAGCGACACGCGCTACGAGCGGGTCAAGTGCCGGAGAGCGAGAGCCTCGATGTCCCCCACCCTATACAGACGGATGCCCCCCTCCCTCGATGCCGGGGCCACCCTCCCTCGCTGCTGCCACTTCCTCACGGTCGAGTCCTTGACCTGCACACCTGCCAGGATCTCAGCGACGCGAGTCGCTCGAGTGCGAGGCAAGAGAGACTCACGCGCTTTCGTGAGGAGCCGGTCCCAGGCGGCGGCGATCTGCTCGACCGAGTCGCACTCCCGGCATGTCGTCGCCTCCTCATCGGGGTCGCGGACCAGGAGGTCTGCCCCGCAGGCGCTACACTCGCCGACGAACACGAGACGCTGCCTGCCGGGAGAGGCGAGGCGCTCCAAGCGTGCGACCGAGTAGAGAACCTCGTCTGCACACTGAGCTGCCTCGGACCAGCGGCGCAGCTTATCCTCATGAGTCTTGAACACATCAGCCACGCCCCACCAGTTGCCTTGCTTCACCCAGTATGACGGCCCCATCACGTGTGACAGGAGGAGGGTTGCCCAGGTGAGGATCGAGTCGCACATTTCGTCGACCTCGATCATGAGCGCGAGGTTGAGAGGAGCCCGCGACGATGGGACTCCAGCGCCGCCGACCTGCTCGCCCGTGCGCACGCCGTGCGACGCGGCGTAGGCGAGATCGCTCATGAGGCCTGGCATTGATGCGGTCGCGACACGGACGCGGGCAGCGCCGCCGCGAGAGAGGAACTCTCCGTCGAGGAGAGGCTCACCAGTTACAGGACATGTCCGGTCGTTCATCGTCTCACTCATCTGTCGTGTCCTCGATGCCTTTCCTGTACTGGTCCCGGCATACTTCAATGAGTCCGCGCCGAGCCAGCATCGAGCCGTTGCCCTCGGTCATCCAGGCTGTGATGTCCGGGCGCATCGGGTCGATTGTTTCGATCATGATCTCCCATGCGCCAACGAGTCTGCCCGGCCCCCGCTCACTCACGAGAGCTGCTACTGCATCCTCCAACTTGTCAAAGCCCATCTGCTCATCGCTCATCTTCTTCTCCTTCTCCTTCTACGGTTCCGCTTGTTGGTTTGCTGCTGAGGTGTGCGCGGGTGCCCGGCCTGACCCTTCCTGGCCTGGCCCGTGCCTGCCCTTCCCTGGCCTGCCCGTCCCGTCCCGTCCCTACCCGACCCGAGAGTATTCGCCTTGATACCCTTCGACGTCGGACTCTGGTTCGGACTTGAGTCCGGACTACGTCGAATACGCGGACCCTCGGACGCGCGTCTCTCGGACGCGCCGGGGTCACGCACAGCGGCCTCAGCAGGGCCGCTGGAGCCACGCCCGGGGTCGACGGGTGCTCCGGACCCTCGGCCCGGGAGAACGCCCTTCGCGGGCGTCTCTGAGGCGGGGTCAACGGGCGTACCCGGATCCACGGACGGCGCAGCTTCATATCCGTAACGAGTGAGGAACTCTGCCGACCACACACCGTAATAAGGCGCAGTCGGGACAGGACGCAGCGGCGAGGCCGCGTCGAACGACTCCCGCGCGTGCCCGCGCGAAGAATTGCACTCATGGCAAGCGACCACGAGACCATCGACCGAGGCGTCCCCCAGCGAGTCAGGGTCAACATGATCGAGCGTGCCGAGGTTGTACCCGGTCGGGCCGGTCCAGCGCACGACCTTCCCACAGTACCGGCACTGGTCGCCGTCGCGGAAGATCACAGCAGCTTTCTTGTTCGGGTCGCGGTTCTCACGCGACCGTGCGCGGCGGCGCATGACCTCCTCACGGGGCTGGACGTGGATAAACTCCTCGTCCGTGAACAGGCGCAGCTTGCGCTTGCCCTCTACTTCAACCCACGTGAGCAGGCCCGCAACGACCGCGACGTCAATCAGGTGCGCACTCCGCGAACGATCGCCGTCGCGGAAGGCAGCGCCCCTCTCGATAATTCCATCGGTTAGGTGCTTGGCCGAGTACGTTGCCAGCGCCATGAGGAAACCGAACATCTCGATTATCGAGATGTCCTCGGCCCCCTCAACGTCATACAAACCCATGAGCTTCGGATGACTCAGCGCCTCGTCTCCTACCCGCACCCAGGCCATTACTCGCCCTCCTTCACATTCACTCGCTTAATCTCCATTGGCTCCCAGCCGTCCTCCGGGAACAGATCCCGAGGCCGAAACTTCGGGAAGTTGCGCCTCATCCAGTCACGCTCAGTTTTCCGCTGATACTCAGCCTCAAACCTGCGGAAGCACGGCCTACAGCGCGCGTGCCCTGCAGCGAGAACCTCGCCGCAGTCCGGGCAGTACCGCTCCATCAGAACGGCGGCTCAGACGGGGCAGGCGCTCCCCACGGGTCATGCTGCGGTGCGTCGAGCATTGCGCTCGGTGCCCACCCACCCTCCACAGAACCAGACGCAGGCCCCGCCCCGAAGCCGCCCGCGCTCGCGGGCTGCGTCTGGTTGCGGGTGACCTGTGCGCGTGCGCGGCGCAGGGAGGGGCCGACCTCGTCGACCTGCAGCTCAACGACCGTGCGGCGTTCGCCCTGCGGGGTTTCGTATGAGCGCTGGGTGAGGCGACCCTGAACGATGACGCGCATGCCCTTGCGCAGCGACTCGGCGACGTTCTCAGCGGTTTCGCGCCACACGGAGCAGCGCATGAAGAGGGTGTCGCCGTCGCGCCATTCGCCGGCGTTACGGTCGTAGGTTCTCGGGGTCGAGGCGACGGTGAAGTCGGCGACTGCGGCGCCTGCCTGTGTCCAGCGCAGTTCGGGGTCAGCGGTCAGGTTACCGATGACAGTGATGACGGTTTCTCCGGCCATTACTTGCTCTCTTTCTTTTCAACGTCCGCGTACACACGGATACGAACTTCGTACATCGGAATGTTCAAGTGCTTCCCCGCTAGGTGTTCCGCGATGACGGTGTGTGGCCCATCGAGGAAGCGGTCCGCGTCATCGGGAAGCAGCCCTGCGTCGATCAGCCCGTCCATGAGGGCTTTCACCGTCGGAGCGAGGTTGCTGCGGTCACGCCGCCGCCTGTCCGGATACGCGAACTCCATCTCCACTCGAGCGTGCGTCAGTCCGAGGCGTGCGACGCCTTCACCCTCACGGCCAAGCAGGTAGCCCCACTGTCGGAGCTGCTTCGTGAGCCGCGAGCGCGCGGCCCAGTGCATCTTGTCGTTGGCGGTGATTAGCTTGCTGCGCGTCAGTGGCAGGACGCGCGATTCCCACACCAGCTGGGCGGTCATCCCAGATCCTCCTCTGTGAGCTGTTCGCCCGGCCTCGTGTACCAGGCTGTGAAGTCCTCCGGGATGCGGTTCGACAGACGCATACTGCCCGGGCGTGCGACGATCATGTCCCCCTCAAGCGCCCAGATCGTGTAGGTGTGCTCGACGAGCATCCCCCGCCCGTCCGGCGTGAAGCCGCAACGCTTGCGCGCGCGTCGGGCGATCGCCTCCGCGTTCTCACGAGTCAGCCGGACCGCGCGGATGAGCGCGCGCTCCTGAAACTCTTTGACACCGGGGATGTCCTTTAGCGGGTCAATGCCGGTCATGCTGCCTCCTCAAGGGCGATCCTGGTGAGCTGGTAGATAGCGGCTGCGCCCTGCTGAGGGACGACGCCATTTCCGAGCAGGCGGAGCTGCTGCTCGCGCGTCAGGCCGAGATCCTCGCCGGTCACATATCCCTCGGGGATCCCTATGAGCCATTCGACGAAACGAGTCGAGAGCCGCGCTCGCCCCCCCTCGCGAGTCGGTGGGACAGTCGGAGCCGGAGCCGGACGCCCGAGTACCTGCTCCCAGCGCGCGATCGCGGGCGCGTACATGCCAAAATCGGTGTACTCGATGCGTGTCGCGAGCTTCGTCGCTTTCTCCGGCGGGCGTCCGCTCGTCCGAGGAAGGCCCATAATCGCATCCGACGCAGACGGTGTCGGCAGTAGATCGCGAGCCACCTCGTGAAGATTCGCGCCGTAGCCGGTCGAGGAGGCCGTCGCGTTCGTCGCCTGCGGGGTCGGTAGTAGGCCCCCGGTCGCCAGTAAGCCGTTCTCGACGATGATCGCTAGGTCGGTTACTCGCTCGCGGCCCGGCTTCTTCTGCAGGTGTGCCTCGGGAGAGTTGCCCGAAGGCTGCGCGACCGGAGTCGGCAGCATCTGCACCGCCTGGCTCAGGCTCATGCCCGTCCCCTCCTGGTGCCGACCCGCCTTGTGGTCCGACGCAGTCGGCGTCGGAATCAGGGCACCAGGTGCTCGATCTGATCCGCGAGACTCACCGAGTGCCCCCCGGCCCGCCGCTTCTCCGGTGCCTGCGATCCCCCGCAGCTGCCAAGGTTCGCCTGCGGGGTTGCCAGTAACGAACAGGCGCTCTCGCTGGTGAGGGGCGCCGATGTCGGAAGCGCGAGCAATACACCATTGCGCGTCATACCCGATTGAGGCCAGGTCTCCGACCACACGACCGGCTGCTCTGAGAAGAGGTCCATCTGCTCGGTTTCCCAGCAGTCCCTTCTCTGATTCCACCAGACTAAATGCTCCACTTGTCAAAGCTCCTCGAACGTTTTCCCACACGACCAGACGCGGACGCATCGTCTTGATTGCCTCGAACATCGACTCCCAAAGACCCGACCTCGTCCCCGAGGCCATGCCCGCGCGACGACCCGCGAGGCTCAGATCCTGACACGGCGAGCCGCCGCAGATAATGTCGACCGGCTCGACTCCCGACCAATCGACCTGCGTGATATCCCCGAGATTCGGGACACCCGGCCACCGCACCTCAGCAAGCCTGCACGGCCCCGGCTCAACATCACTCGTCCACGCGACCCGAGCCGCCGGATCAAGCGCCATACGGACCGCCATATCTAGACCGCCGTAGCCAGTAAAGAGACTGCCGATACTTGTCATTCTGCGGCCCCGTCTCGTTCCCACATCCTGTAATAACGGTTCTCGAACTCGCGCTCACCGCGCGGGTTCGCGATCTCCAAGAGCACATCTGCGTGGCAAGGCTGACCGAGCTTGCACCAGCAAGCCAGGTCCAAGCCCCACAGATTCCGGGCTGCGCACGACGCTACGAACCGGCCTTCTCGCGTCTGCTCGATCCACTCGCGATACCGAGCGACAGCCTCATCCGCCGACGCGACAACCAGCTCGCCGCCCTCTTCAAGCTCACGCGCCGACCGGGCGACTCGGAAAGGGTTCCCGTACAGACTCCCCCTGCCCACGTACTTCGTGTGCGCGGGCATACGCCAGCCACGAGCGCGCCGGCGCTGAATCCTGATTGGGAGCCTCATCGTGTCTCCTCGGCCCAGATGCCGACCTCCGCGAGCTCGGCAGGCGTATAGCCGCGAGCGCGGGTGAAGCTGATGACGGTTTGTGCGCAGGCTTTGTGGGTGAACGCTTCAATCGCGGTGGCTTCGTTTTCGGCGTCGATGGTGATGCGGACGTTTGAGCCTTTCGGCGCGAGCTGTGTGCGGCAGACTGGGCAGCGGCGGTAGGCGTGGACGGTGCGCACGGGCTTGATCTCGATCACTTGTCGTCTCCCTCAACATCTGTCAGGTCGTAGATGTGGACCCCGCACGCGAGGCAGCGTCGCAGTGTGTGCGGCGGGCACGGCTCCTCGACGGCGTCGTCAGGCTTTGAGACCTTGCCCGTGACCTTGACGAGTCGGAGCGCGTGCTGGACCGAGGGAGAGGGGCCGGAGCGGATGACGAGTCCGCGGCGCTCGGCATCCTCGACGAAAGCTGCGCAGGCCGTTGCGATGATGTGCGGCATGGGGAGATGCTGGTCCGTAATCTCCCACTCAATGCTCAGGAGTCCGGCGCCGCTCATTCTCCGGCCTCCTCGGTTGTGATCGCTGCGCCCTGCGCGATGTTGACGAGCTTGTCGACGGGATCGCCGACCAGGAGCCGAATTTCGAGCGCCTCAGCATCGTTGCCGGCATATCGGTCGGCGACCGTGACGGCGGCGTCTGCGAGCTCGGCAGCGGCGACGGTGATCGCTTTCTGCAGCTCCTCGACGCGGTCGAGGAGGTACGCCATATCGACGGCGGAATTCTGGTCGAACGCGGCGACAGCGTCTGTGTAGGCCTTGGCGACTGCGTCGCGGTCTGCACCTGCGTAGCTGCGCCCAGCGAACGCAACGGCGTTCAGCCTGTCCTTGATCTCGTTGATGGTGGTCATTGATGTTCCTTCTCTAGGGTTCTTGCCCTGCACTCGCTGGTGTGGGCTTCGTGCCCGCCCGGGACTCGCACCCGGGTGTCTGCTGGTCGGGCTGCGCGATCTTTAGCCTGTCCCGCCTCGTTTTCATGCTTGCGGGTGGCCTCCTCGATGGTCGCGCTCATCGGGGAGTGTGCTCATTCGTCGATGTAGTCGCCCTCACCGACGTTGAGGCGCTCAGCTGCTTCCTGGAGCTTTCCGACGATCTCGAGGTACAGGTCGCGCTTCTTGTCGATCGCTTCGCGAGCGAGACGGCGGGCGGCGAGGTCGTTGATCTGCTTCGTGATCTCCAGATCCTCATCAGCGATGAGAACCGTCTCCTGCGCGTCGTCTCGCAGCGCTTGCACCTGAGCGCTGTCGAGATAGACCGCGATGTATCGACCTTTCACCGCTCCTCCTCCATCGCTGCGACGACCTCGTCAGAGGCCTTGATAGCGTCGGCCATTCGAGCGGACGCCTGTACAAGCGAGAAAGTGCTCTGCAACCCGCGATTGGTCTTTTCCTCCATAATCGCGACCGTCAGAGCGCACCCGACTTTGATGTACGAGTCTGCGAGCGCGCGAGCCCCTCGATTGGTGGTACCGCCGATCTCTGCCGCCTTGTCTGCGAGCAGGGCCTTGAGAGCCTGGCGTCCGGCCTGCTCTGCGAGGAGGACCGCTGCGATAGCCGCGTCCGTCTGGTCCAGCTCGACTTTGATCTTCTTCTTGAGGTTCACAGCTCCGTCTCCTTACTTAGTGGTGGGTGGGTGTTAGAGATGTCCGGCATTCCGGGCACCGTCGCGGCGATCCGCTTTGCTATGGCTTCGCGCGCGTCGTCGGAGGCGGCGGCGACGTCCAGGGCTTCGATGACCTTCGTCATACTGTCGAGCTCCTGGTTGAGCGCTACCTTTGCGGCGCGGATAGCAACGTCGGTGCGGAGGCGCTCGACTTCCTGGTGGTCGTTCTCGGCGTCGGTGCGCGCATCCTTGAGGTAGGCGCGCAGCCAGTTGAGGTCGTAGATTCCGAGGGTGAGCGTTACCTGGTTTTCGAGGCGCTTAGCGCTCATCGGGCGGTCTCCTCTTCATGCTTGCGCCCTTCAAGCAGGCGGAGGATGACGAGGCCAACACCGATTCCGAAGGCGATGATTCCGACCGAGAGGACGATTCCGTCAGTGGTCGCGCCCGTCTTAGCGAGGCGCTCCTGCGGGGCCTGGACGGTAGCGGGCGCAGGTTCCGGCTGAGGCTTCTCGATGACCGGCGTAGCGGTCGGCTCAGGCTTCGGCGCGGTCGTAGGAGTAGGCAGCGGGGACGGCGCAGATTGCGGCTCGCCCGAGGGGGTCGGAACCGGGGCCGGGGTCGGCTTCTGCGAAGGCTTCGGGAGAGGAGACGGGACCGGCGCGGGTGTCGGCATGCTCGGGTCAGGCGTGGGGACCGGCGCGGGCTGCGGCTTGGTCTTACCGTCGCCGTCAGTGCCGCCCGAGGCCTTGATCGTCGCGGTTGCCTCAAGGCTCTTGCCATTGATCGTCGCGCGGTTGGTGTAGGTGTCCTGGCCCTCGACGTGAGGGGACGTAGCCGGGTACACGATGCAGACCAGCGAGCCTGCGGGCGGCGTGAACGTCAGCGTGTGCGCTGACTCGTCGAGCGTGCCGTCGGTCCAGGTCGTCGTCGCAGGATCCCAGGTCGGACCGCTACTGCACTTCACGGCCTTCGGGAGAGCGTTCGTCTCGTCCGTCAGCGTGTAGGTCTTGCCAGCTTCGACTGCCCACTTGATGCCCCAGCTGATCGACTTGTCGGCAGTGGTCCACCCGAACTTAATCGTCTCGGGAGCCGCGTACTCGAAGTGCGCGGGCGTCGAGCAGTCGTTCGTGCAGGTGCCCGAGCCGTCACGGTCGCCCCAGACGAGCGTGCGCGTGACTTCGCCGTTCACGACGATCTGCGTGTCCTCAGTGCCGACTGCGGCGTCCGAGAGACGCGCGCGGGCATGGAAGTTTCCGGTCACGTCGGTCTTGTCCGCGTAGGACGCGGGAACCTCGGCGACCGTGCAGGTCAGCGTCGCCTCGTCGGCCTCGCAGTCGCCGATCTTGGTCCCGTCGTCTAGGACGAACGGGAACGATGCCAGCCACTTGAAGCCGCCGTCCTTGCTGGCAACGGTGAAGTGCTGGCCGACCGCGAGCTTCGGCGTGGACCAGGTTCCCTCGACGGTGACCTCACTCGAGGTCTGGCGGGAGGCACTGGTGGCCTTGGTGACCTGCGCGGTCATGGTCGGCGCGGCCTCGTCGGCGGCGTATGCGGCGCCGTACGGCAGCGCGAGCGCCGCGAGGGTGAGGGCAGCGCCTGCTGCCCAGAACTTCTTGCTCATTGTGGTTCCTTCTGTTCTTGGTGTTGGTGGTTAAGCGGATCGGCGAGGCCTCATCGGCGCGAGCGCCGAACGTGAGGGCTTGACCTCGACCGGATGGTGAGCGGCGCGGGCGCAGGCCTCCATGACCAGGCGATGCACGCGCTCGTCGATGTGCGGGCGGTTCGCGTAGAGGATGTGCGCACGGGCGATCGCCCGCGTGATCTCGACATCGAGGGGCGGCTTCTCCCGCATCAGGCCCTCACCTCCCGGCTCGGCTCATCGAGCCTGAGAACTTCGAGGGTCACGTGAATCTGCTGGCGATCAAGATCGACCGCGATCTTCGGCGTATCGAGTGCAAAGCAGTTATTCAGTTCGGCCTCGATAATGACGTCCTGCGTCGCCAGGCAGATCAAGTGAGGCAGCGGAGCCTCGCCGTCAACGTCGTAGTAATCGAAGTCGACATGACGTTCGAGGAGCGTCGTGCCCTTCGCCCTGGCCTTCGACGCGGAGCGCTGCATGCGAGCGGCGATCTCCTCGATGGAAGCCGCGCGCGATGCTCCCCGGATCGAGATCCAGGTCAGCAGGCCGCAGCCGACGAAGAGGAGGACCACGACAACGAAGATGGCCGAGGCACTCACAGCCGTCCCGCCTTCCAGTCAGCGCGGATCAAACAGACCGCGAGCGCGAGGAGTCCGAGGGCGGGCCAGAAGGTCCACTCTGGGAGTCCGCCTGGGTTGTCGAGTCCGCGCATCGCGAAACCGAGGGTGAGGGCGGCGGCGAGTGAGGCTCCACCGATGAGTGCCCGCCAGGGCCGCAGGTGTCGGCGGCGTGTGGTACTCTGGTTCATGGAATCTTCCTTCTTTCTCTAGGGGTTCTGCTCGCTCCCAGCGCTTCTACCGCTGGGAGCTCTTCTTTTCGCCGGAGCCGAGGCTCTGGCACTGGCGGTTTAGGTCGTCGCCGCTGTACCGGACGGAGCGCCCGATCTTGATCGCGGAGACCTTGCCCTCAACTCCGAGGCGCTCGACGGTCGAGCGCGAGAGGCTGAGCGTCTCCTGCACCTGCTGCGCTGAATACCAGCGGCCAGGTGCGAACGGGGATGCGGTTGTCATTTTCTGAACACCGCCTTATCGATCGCTTCGACGAGACGCTCACCAGCGGCGTAGGCAACATCAGCAAACGCTCCTAGTGCGTCTAGCGCTGTATCGAACGCGCGACCGGCGCAGACAGACACGATGTAGCCAACGCAGAAGAAAACCGGAACGCCGCCAACTACGAGAATCAGGAAGATGATCGCCTTGACAACGTCGCTCATGCCGGAACGTCCTCGTCGTAGATGCTGTCGTGCGAGGCCTGGAGGATCACGACGCCGGTCGCCTTATCGGCGATTGCATAGCCTCGCGATTTATCGGGCGCGGGTGCGGTCTCGGTGGTGCGCTCGACTTGGTCGAGGAGCTCGCGGACGGATGTGCCGAGCACTGCTGCGAGCCTCTCAACTTCCGGCAAGGTCAGATCTCGGCGCTCGTTGAGCTTGAGGGACAGGCTCGCGCGACTCATACGAGCGCGGGCAGCAAGCTCTGTCTGAGAGATGCCCAGCTCACGGGCCATGCTCTTGATTACGGCTGCGACCGTCATCTCATGGTTCCTTTCTACATTTGTAGACCAATGACTACTATATAAGTCTACAAATAGAGATTTTGCAACTCGTTTTCATGTGACATGGGTCTACAAAAGTAGATATGCTTACCTCATGGGAAGCAGATCTCTTAAATCGAGTCCCTTTGAACGCGCCGTCTTAGCTGTACTCAAGGAGCGTCTGCAAAGTCTGGACCTGACTATCGACCGCCTGGCCGAGCGGGCCGGCATCACTCGCGCGCGCTGTTACAAGATCTTCGCGGGCGACACTGTTTGTACGATGAGCGACTTCGGTGCGATGTGCGAAGCTCTCGGAGTCAGTGGCTCCGATGTAGCTGCCGAGGCGGAGCGCCGCCTCGCGGACGAAGCCTCTCCGGAATAGCCTCCACGTCCTCGTGCGAGCTGTAGACTGCCCATATAGGTAGGTCGCACTCAAAGGAGGAGCTATGCACCGCCCTAAAGGCGCTTTCCGCCTCTACTCATCCGACCCCGCTGAGATCATCTGCACCGACACCGAGCTGCTCTACGACTCAAAGCGACGCGGCGAGGCAATCCAGCGGATCCCTCTAACCGACGTCGTCAGCGTCGAGGTCGAGGACGGCGAGGCCATGCAGGCGCGCGTGACTGCGACGCGCCTCGTCACGCTCGGCATCCTCGCGTTTGCTGCGAAGAAGAGGAGCGGCGGGGATAAGTGGCTCATGATCGAGACGCGGCAAGCGCTGCTGACTCTCCATTTCGAGCGCAAAGCCGTCGATGGACTGATGCGCTTCGTTGCACACACCCGTGCCGCCGTGAAGGCCGCACAGTCTCAGCCTGCGCCCGCAGCCCCGCCCGCTCCTGCCCACTGGACCGGCAAGCCTCAGCAGTCCGCCCCGAAGCCCGGCGGCTGGGGCCGCATATTCCACTAAACCTAGTGGCGCTGTAGTGGCGCACGCGAGGAGGTGCGCCCACTTTTCGGCGCGATTAGGGGCCTCTGTTTCGATTCCCCCCATCTCCACAAACACCCCGGAGTCTCATTGAGATTCCGGGGTTTTCGTTGCCCTCATGCGATTTTTGCCGTCTACCCATGCGCTCATCTATATATCAGGACGCGTCAGGGTATAGCATTGCCAGTGGCGCAGGCGTGGCGCAGCGTGTGGAAAAAGATGCTGCGCCACTTTGCAAGTGAGGAGGCAGGCATGAGCCGACGCAGGGCCTTCGGCTCGATCAGGAAGGCTCGAAGCGGACGCTTCGAGGTCCGATACACAGGGCCGGACGGCGGCAAGTACACCGCCGGACGGTCGTTCGTCCGCAAGGCGGACGCGAGCGCTTTCCTCGCGCACGTTGAGGCCGAGATCAGCGAGGGCACCTGGACCAGCCCCAAGGAAGCCCGTGAGCGCGATCGCGCGCAGGAGCTCGCTGCCGAGCGGGCGGCGATCACGTTCGCGGTATGGTCGGAGCGGTGGCTCGCGTCGCTCGAGCGACTAGGCCGGACCCCTCAGACGATCCAGACTCACACCTATCGGATGCGGCATCTCGTCCCCACCTTCGGCGCGAAGCCCCTCGGAGCGATCAGCGTCGAGGATGTCGACGCATGGTACCAGCGCGTCTGGGAAGCCAAGGGGCCTGGCGTCGTGCGGCCTCTCTATATGACGCTCTCTACCTGCATGAACGCCGCGGTGAAAGCCGGTCTCATCACAGCGAGCCCGTGCAAAGTTCCCGAGGGGCAGAAGCACCGTCCCGTCCGCGAGCGCGAGCGCCAGGTCGCGACCCCCGAGGAGGTCCGCGCCGCCGCCGATGCGATGCCCGCGCGCCTTCGCATCGCCGTCCTACTCGCGGCCTGGTGCCAGACCAGGCTCGGAGAGCTGACCGGCCTGCAGCGCCGCGACTTTGACCTCGATTCCACGCCCGCGACGCTCCGGATTGAGCGACAGGTGCAGTATCTAGCGGGTGAGGGGCCGGTCGAGCTTCCCCCGAAGAGCGCCGCAGGCGTCCGCGAGATCGTCATCCCCGCCTCTCTAGTCCCAGCGCTGCGCGCGCACCTCGATTCCTACGTCGCACCTGCGGGAACAGCCTGGCTTCTATCCTCCGAGCGCTCACCTCGCCTGCCGCTGCACCCTAATAGCCTGCGTGGAGCCTGGGAGCGCGCCCGCGAGGACGCGGGCATCCCGTGGTTCAAGTTCCACGACCTGCGGCATACGGGCCTCACGATCTTTGCGCAACAGGGCGCCACGCTTGCCGAGCTGCTTCACCGTGGCGGGCACAGCGACGTCGATGTCGCGCTGCGGTACCAGCATGCGACCCGCGAGCGCGACGCGGCCTTAGCGTCGAGGATGGACTCGCACGTCCTTATCTGAGTGCTACTGTTTTGTAGATCACATTCATTCCAGCTTGCACTATACGTCGGGCACGATGTATAGTTGAGCCATCGGGAGGGAACAGCCCCCCGAACCTCAAAGAAGGAGATCAATAATGTCCACCGTCACCTACATCACCGACACCAACGCCGACCCCTACAGCCGCTACCTCATCGTCGACGGTCAGCGCGAGACCGTCGAGGAGTGGTTCGAGACTGCACTCCCCGGCGACGAGGTCGAGGAGCTACGCGAGGCTCTCGCCACCGCCGCCGTGCGCCTGAGCGGCGAGGACCGCGAGCTGCTCGCCTCCAACGGCTTCAAGATCGCTGAGATCCCGCTGGCCTACACCGAGGCCGACGAGGCCCGCGTTTTCGGCGAGTACAACGTTTTCGACGGAGGTCGCGACGGCATCTACAACGCGATTGCTGCCGAGTGCGAGGCGTGGGGCCTGACCGACGGCTACGCCAGCGTCTGGGAGACCCTCACCGTCCTCGAGGAGATCGGCGGCAACGTCGAGCGCTTCCTCGACTGATCCAATCATCGAGGCCCCGGGGCTCGCGCTCCGGGGCCTTCCCTACGATAGGAGACCACATGCCCCGCAACCCACTTACGCCAGTCGGTCTGCGCTGCCGACGGGAAGCCCTCGGCCTCAGCCGCGCTGACCTCGCTGAGATCCTCGACGTTAATGAGGGTACGATCCGGTCCTGGGAGATCGCGAAGAGCGAGCCGCGCGACCCTCTCGGCGTTCACATGGCCCTCGGCGCGCTGGAGGATGCCGCCCTCGAGTGCCTCGACGAGCTTCTCGCACCCATCGAGGATGAGGATGAGACCGTCCGCAGCCTGCCGACTGCACTCATCGCCTACTCCACACAGGCTGACTACGAGCAGCACACGCGCTGGGCGCAGCGCCTGCCTAGCTCCGCCTATCGCGCCTGCGTCGGGCGCGCTTTCCAGCTCCTCAGTGATGACGACATTCCCGTCGAAATCGTCTCCCCCTACGACTGATAAGGACTGCATATGCCTACCGAGTTTCTCGGCACCGCCGCCGTGGCCGACCGCCTCGGTCTCACCGTCCCTACCATCCGCTCCTACATCCTCAAGGGCCTCATGCCCGATGCCGACGTCATCATCACGACCCCCTCCGGGCCGCTGCGCGGCTGGGCGCCCGAGACAATCGACGCGTGGCAGGCATCGAGGCCGGGGCAGGGAGCGCGCACCGATCTCACCAAGTAGCGCACATCACATTCAACCCCACTTGCACTATACGTCGGGAGCGATGTATAGTTGATGCATCGGGAGGGAACAAGCCCCCCGAACCTCAAAGAAGGAGAGACCAATGAACAACATCGAAACCGCCGAGCAGCTCGCCGAGATCATCGAGACCACCGGCTGCGACCAGCGCTACTCCACCATGAGCGACGTCTGCGACGCCGTATCCGATGCCCTCGGCGACTACGCCGACGAACACGACGTCGCGGCAATCGCCGGCGAGACGTTCGCCTGGTACCGCGCCTACGACCCCGAAGCCAATGTCGAGTACCTGCACGAGCAGGGCTACTACCAGACGGTGACCGACGACGACTTCTGGGCCGTCTGCGCCAACCACGCGCTCTGACAGAACGAAGAAGGCCCCGACCCCACAAGGGGCCGGGGCCTTCCCCCACAGCAGGAGACCACACCATGCGCCAAGACGTCGACGCCGTCATGACCAAGACCGAAGCCCGCGAACGCGGCTACCTGCCCACCGCCGAGGTGCCAGCCCTCCTCGGTGTCAAACGTGATGTACTTCAGCTCTGCCAGACCATGCGCCGCGAGGGCCTGCGCCCTATCCGCGTCGGCCATGCCTACTGGTGGAGCGTCGCCGCTGTCGAGGCGTGGGCTGCTCAGCGCCGCTGGGTCCGCTCCCCAGGCACCCCGGCCAACCTATGCTCGGCCCCGGGGTGCGACCGCGACGCGATCTCACACGGCCTCTGTCTCATGCACTACAAGCGGGCGCGAGGCCCGCACGCCGACGAGCCCGCACCCCGCGTCGGCCAGCCCGTCGGCGCCGGGGTCTACGGACGCATCACAGAGGACGAAGAAGGACGGCTCATCTGCCACGAGTGCGGCAAAGCCTGCCTGAGCCTAGCCGCACACATCATGCGCACTCACGGCATGAGCGCCGCCGAATACCGCGAGGCCTACGAGCTGCCGCGCACAACGAAGCTCATCGCCGCCAGCCTCCGCGAGCGGACAGGGGCACGAGCAGCCAGCCCAGAGAACCTCGCTCGGCTCGCCCGCGCCCGCGACCCACAAGCAGCAGCCAACGCCCGCACTGACGACACATTCCGAGCCGTCAGCCGTGCCCAGCGACAGCGGTACGCAGCCCAGCCTGAATAGCGAGAGAGGCCCCACCCCGGCAGGGTGGGGCCTCTCAGCTGCTACGGATGCACACGTGACGGGAAGGATGCCATGAGGCCGGACGCGCCCTTATCGAGCGCCGTCCTCGCCTGTCCCTCGTTGGTGATGATGTGCGCGATCGTCGGCTTCCCGGTCGCGTTGATCCGATTCCACACGTCCGCGCTCGCGGACCACTCCATGCCGATCATGTCCCATGAGCCGAGGTCAGCCGCGGGAACTTCTGCGGGGTAGAGCATTGCCATTGTGCGGTATCCGCGTGCTTTCGCGCGCGCCGCGCTCGTCCCCTTCGCGAAAACCTTCCAGATCACGCGGCGCTCGGGATGCCCGCCGAACGCCGTGTCGAGATACTCGAAGATCATCTCCTCAGCCTGCAGGTCAGCTGGGTTCCGCTGGTCCTCAGACGACGTCGTTTTGTGGTCGATAGCCAGGACCACGTCATCCGGGACCTGGTCGACAATATCCTGCAGGCGCATAAATGGTCCCGTGCCCTGCTGGAGGTTCCTAAGCGTCGCCCAGGGAGTAGACCAGATCGGCAGGTCCGTGCCCGGCACGGTTCTCGTCGTTTTCCAGTCATGGATCGCGACGAATTCGGCAGGCTCGCCGTTCGGGCCCTTCGCGGAGAGCCGGACCGAGATCTCCAGCGCCTTGAAACCGGCCCGCAGCGAGGCATCGAGACCCCGCTGCGTGAATTCCGGATATTCCGTACCGCTCATCCTATGTGCGATATAGAAGGGCCTCTGCTTGAGGAATTGCTCGACGACGTCCGTCGAGGCCGGCGTGACCGGAGTTGTCGCCTCACGGCGACGCAGGAGAAGATCCCCTCCGTCGCGACGACGGCGACGCACGACCCCGGGCACGTCACCGCCGTCGCGTCGACGGCGATAAATGGTCAGCTCAGCCACGGGCGACCACCTGCACGCCGATGCCGTTAGACCCCTGGACGTTCGGGTAGGTCACGACGAGATCAGCGGGAGAGGCTGCGACCCTCTTCGCGAGCGTCACCGTCTGGTAGTTGAGGCCCTCCTGCGCTGCGAATTCCAGCTTCTCCCAGCCCTCCGAGACCGTGACCTGCTCAGACGACTCGCCCGCGCTCGTGCGCTCGAACGTAAAGCCGAGCGCGAGCCCTGCACCCGCGAGCGCGGGCGCCGTGCAGGTCTTGGTCTCGACCGGCTCGGCCTGGCGTTTCTTGACGGTGCCGGCCTCGATGCGGGAGGCACCACGTACTGCTGCTGCTGCCCAGCCGATCTCTGCGTTCTGAGACATCGTGATCGTGATCGTGGGTGCCCAGGGGCCGGTGATGATGGTTGCGCTCATCGTGCCGACCCAGTACGGATCGACGAGCGTCGTCCATCCCTGGGGGAGGTTGGCGGTCGCGCGACCGCCTTGAGCCTTCTCGTTGATGCCCAGGATGATCTTGTCGCCGGCCTTGCCGTCGAGCTTGACGGTGATTGTCTGGCCGACAACGGAGCCCGAGGCGTGAGCGACGACGGTGGGACCTGCGGCGGGCGCGGGTCCGGGCGTCGGAGTCGGCGGCTGCGCGGGCGACGCGGCTGCGGCGAGGAAGTACAGCGCGCCGTCTGGCAGGCGCTGCGCTTCGGCCTCGGTGGCGACGACAGTGATGCCAATGCCTGTGAGCGCGGACTGCAGCTCGGCCTTGGTCGCGAGGCCGGTCAGGTCCGAGGCGTGCGCGACACCTGCGACGTCGCCCTTCGTCGCGTAGCCGGACAGCTCGGCCTTGGTCGCGAGGCCCGTTAGGTCGGAACGCTTTGCGACTCCGACGACCTCGTCCTTCGTCGCGTAGCCGGTAAGGTCTGCGCGGGAGGCGAGGTCGGCGACCTGGCGAGTGGTCGCGTAGCTGCCCAGTTCCTCGCGGGTCGCGAGGCCGTTCAGCTCGGACTTCTTCGCGTAGTCGGTGAGATCGACTCTGCCGCCTGCTGCGGCGGTCGCGACGTCGCCCTTCGTCGCGTAGCCGGCCAGCTCGGCCTTGGTGGCGAGTGGTTCGACCGCTCGGGCGATCGCTTTATCGGTGCCCTGCTTGGTGTAGAGCGTTGGTCGCGAGGCCATTGCTTAGGCTCCGATCTCAAGTGTGTCTCCGTCGCCGGAGATCTTGCCGTTCAGGGTGAGTGTGTCTCCGTCGCCGGAGATCTCGACGCCGCCCGTGCCGGGGACCGGAGCGGGTGCGGGGGTCGGCGACGTGGAGCCGGAGAAGATCTGCGCCAGGTCGTAAGCCACGCCCGGGCGCAGCGAGACAGTCGCTTCGCGGAGCGTGCGACCGGGGATCGCGAGACGCAGATGCACCTGCGTCTCCGTGCGAATATCGAGCGGGAGGACAATCTGCCCTCGCACGTCGGCCTGCCGGGCCACCGGCCCGCCCGCGAGGACAGCAAGATTCTCACCTGTCCCCGCGAGCGTAGCGACGATGTAGGCTTGCGGCTCTGGGGTGCCGTCAAGCCGCCCGACAGTACCCGAAATAGTCGTGGTCACTGCTGGTTCACTTTCTCTTCAAGTTTGTCGAGGCGCGCGTGCAGGCGCGCGTGCGCGTCGTGCGAGTGCTCGTCGATGGTCCGCTGAGCGGCCTCTCTAGCGACACGCTCATCGTGGATCTCGTCAGCCATACGCCCTCCCCGCTCGTCGATCCTGCCGACGCGATCCTCGACCGCTTCGAGGCTCTTCCCGTGCTGGCTGAGCGTCGTCTCGACGCGGCCCAGCTGATCGGCGAGCGTGCCGACGTGGCCGGTCAGCTCGCCGATCTGGTCCGACACAGCGTGTACGGTCGCGATCGCGCGGTCGAGATCGTCTCTGATGTTGGTGTCGTGGTCGTTCGAGACCTGCGCGTCCGCCGAGAGGGCGGCAGCGCGGGCCTCCTCGACCCCCTCGAGTACGTGCGCAAACTTCGCTTCGAGCCAGCGGCGCACCTGGCTCGCGACCAGCGCGACGACACCCGTCATCGCGACGAGGACCGCGACGACGAGCGCCGCCAGCGCGTCTGTCACCTTCGGGTCAGAGAGCAGCTCAGTCACGGCTGGCCAGCTCGGCCCCGTCAACTACCCGGGTAGAAGTGGCAGAATCAGCTGCGGCGCGAACCTCCTCGACGGACTCGCCGCCGGGCGTCACGGCGCCTACCCAGTCAATGAGGGACACGCCGTTAATGCGGATCGCAGAGAGCACCTGGAACACAGACCAGGCGACGCCCAGGAAAACGCCTGCCTGGGCAATGATGAGTCGCCAGGTTGCCGGATAGATGCCGGCCACCCAGACGGCCAGAGAGACGACGACTGCGACGACCGCGAGCAACACCTTACGGCGGGCGGGCGTCCAGTACGGGCGGTCAAGCGCTGCCTGGACCATCGGCCAGATCAGGCCGACGACGACAGTCGTCAGGAACGGGTCCGTATGAAGCCCGAGAAGCAGGTCATTCATTGTCATTCCCCCTTCTCCGCGCCCGCGAGCGCGGTGTTAATCGCGGCGTTGGTCGCCGGGCCGTAAACCTCGTCGTCGTCCACGCCGACGGCGCGCTGCAGGTTACCGACGACGCGGTCGTGCGCCTCGTCCGAGGCGTCGCCCCAGACACCGTCGGGCTCCGTGCCGATGACGGACTGGACGTACTCCACGCCGAACGGGAACTGACGCCCGCCCCAGCTGGAGGCCGCGACCACGGCGTAGATCCTCTTCGTGGTATCGGGGCCGATGACGTTGTCGGCGGTCGCGCCGACAGCGGCCTGCAGGGCCGTGATGTCGGTGTATCCCGCCGCGGTGGTCGCACCATCGTAGGACGGTCGGATGACGGCGCAGACGGAGTCCCAGTCTCGGGTGCGGCGCCACACGCCGCCGCCGTTGCTCTGCGATCCCGCAGCGCCGGAGCTGGTATTGAATTCAATGGTCTGAATCCAGCCACCATAATTTGCCTCGACGATGCCGACATGATCGGCGATACCGTCGTCGTCCCAATCGAAGCAAACCAAGTCTCCGGGCGCAGCCTGGGTCATGGGGGAGACGAGTCGGCCTTCGCGCGCGGCGGCGTTGATCCCGTAGGGGACATACGCAAAGTCCCCTCCGGGCAGGACGGACTTGTCCTCATTGTCAGTCGCGCACCAGGACGCACCCATCGCGCAGAAAGGCACGCCGGACGTACCGTAGTACGCGCCGTGCCGCTTGGCGTACCAGCGCCCGTACTTCGACCCCTCTTCGGGGTCATCCCAGCGCGTATATCCAATTTCGCCTGCCGCCCATCCGAGGACGTTCTGTGCGGTCATAGTCATCGCGTGGCCTCCGCCTGCTCGTAAGGGATGTAAATCGGGGCGACGACGTCGGGCGGCGTATCCGTCGCGGGCGTCATCGAAGCCATAAGCTGCTCAATGGTCGGTTCCATTTGTTTCTCCTCTTGGGTGTAGGAAAGCCCCCGGACGGGCTTGTCCGAGGGCGTGAAAGATCAGGTGGGGTGTCAGTAGCCGACTGCAACCCAGGAGTAGGCGTGACGGCCAGCGGTCGTGACCCCCGGCAGCATCGCACGGAAGCCATTCCTGGTCATCGAGTCAAGGCAGAACTGCTGGGCATTCTTGAAGTTCCAGCCTCCCGACCCCGTCCCATACAACGGCGTGAGCGTGACAGATACGCACTCGGTCGGGAAAGGCGTCTGGAATGTCACAAAGTCAAGATATAGATTCCCGAACGCAACCTCCGTCGCCGATGTCGCGACCCTGCCCGCCTTGATGAGGCCATTCCGCACGCCGGCGCTCAGGCCACTGCCGACAGGCACGTCTCCTGTCGCCGCCAGCTCCATCTGCAGATTCGACTCACCAGACCAGCGACGACCATCCCACACGCGGATAGCGTTCAGATCGGTCCTCCAGACATACACAGGCTGCGCAGGGGACGCGGTGAGGCCCACGCCCGCGAGCGCGGCGACGTACTGGGAGGCGGCGGTCTCGGACGCACAGGCTTTGTATGAGGGGATGGAGAGGGAGAGGTCGAGGAGGTCTTGTCGGCGGGCCGGATCGGTTGGGGAGGGTACCTTGTGTCCGCGTTGGTCCTGGTAGCTCATTGCGCGCGCCTTCCTGTGGGTTTAACGGGGATTGTTTCGGTGTAGTCGAGGTGTAGGGCTGCGCTTGCGCCGCCCCTGGTGATGCCGCCGTAAGCCGAGCCGACGAGCGCGAGGCCAGCTCCCGCCGTGAGCGTTTTCGCTAGTGCGGTGATGTCGACCTGTGATTGGGCTGCGTTGACGTTGATTGTCTGCGTCGCGCCGGTCGGCAGCGGCCCCGACTCCGAGTAGGCGGCAGGCTGAATCACCAGTGCCCACGGCGGGATGTGCGACGCGGGCCGGACGGTGAGCAGCGCTCGAGTGATCGTGATCGAGCCGAGGGCTTCGAGCTGGCGACCGTAGGTGACGAGGCCTCGGAGGCGCTGGCCTGCGGGATTGGTCCCCTGCCACGCACCGCCGTCGCCGTACCTCGACCACCCGCCGGTCGTCCAGGTGCCCATCCACTGCGGCGTGAGCACCGCGTGCCGGGCCACAGGCTTAGGCTCGGGCGTTTTCGGGACCGCCGGTAGCGGCCCCTCGGGGGTCGGCGCAGGCCCGAGCGCGTGGACTGGACGCCCCGTGTCCGGGTCGAGCAGCACGTGCGCGGTCTTGACACCTGACCAGTTAACGGCGGTCGCTGGGATCTGCACGCCCGCGCCGCCGTACAGGGAGACGATCAGCTGGCGACCTCCCTCGACTAGGTCGATAATCCGCGCTATCGCGGTCGTTGACCTGTCCGACCCGTACCGGGGCGGCAGATCATCCGGCGTCGAGGAGATCAGGTCCATCACTCGGACGGTCACAGCGTCACCTCCACGTCGGTTTTCTGCGTGCCTTTGTACGTGAGGGGAACTTCGTATGCGGTGACGAGGCCCCAGAGGGTTTTCGGCTCAGCCGCGAGGACCGGCTGCGTCACGATCTCGATCGGCTGATCGAGCGCGACACGTGGATCCGGAGCATGCTCCACAGGGACTTTGACTTTCCTACGGATCGACTCGGCGAGCATCGCCTCCGCAGTCTTGCGGGCCTGCTCCTGCGAGGTGATGAGCGGTGAGGAGAAGAAGCGGGGGACGACACCGTAGGGGCCGTCGGTCCTCATCGGTCCGGTCGTCTGATCCGCGACCGCCTGGAACGCAGGCGCGCCCTCGTCGTGCCCATCCTGGCCGCGCGCGACGACGCGGTTATACACCTTGTCGCGGGACACCTGCGACGAGACTCCGACAACGGTACCGTCCAGGTCGTCCGTGAGCCGCAGCTTCGGCGGCGAGACAGGCGGCGAGACAGGCGGAGTCACATACAGGATGCCGTCGCCGCCCTCACGGATCGACGCAGGCCACGCCTTCGCGATCTCGTACACCGCATCGATCCTCGACTCGCCCCATGTCATCGACGGGCACCAACGGTCCACGAGCCCAGTGTCAATCACGACACCCATATGCCCACCGACCAGGCGCCGGATCTCGGATGCGAGCGTGCCGTTCCACATGGGGGAGAGCGGCGTCGTCAGGCGGTCCTCTTCGAGGCGATGCATCAGCGATTTTCCGGTCACCCTCACAGTCGAGGGGCCGGGATCAACCGAGTTGATGAGAAAGCGTCCCAGCTGGACGTCCCACCAGCCACCGCCGGGGATCACCGAAGCGATCGTCAGCGAAACATGCAGCGTCTGCCCGAACGTCGCGAGCGGATGAGATGGGTCCGTCGGATCCCAGTCGCGCCAGTCCTCATCCTCGCTCGCCGCGCCGACGCGCGGGACCGTGAGTGAGAGCGAGCCCTGCACCTGTTGGGTCGCATCCCAGGAGACCGAGCCGTCCTCGACGGGCACCTCGCCGAGGTACTCGTCCCCGAGCCAGGACTCGACTGTCGCCTGTAGCGTGTAGACAGACGAGAGGAGGTCGTCAGGGATGCGCGCGTCTGGGCCGGTCAGGCTCATCGGTCCTCCTGCCAGATCGTGCGGTCGAAGCCCTCCCACGTGAGGCGGCGCGCGTCGAGTGCCTGCCAGGTGAGGGCTCTACCGTCGAAGTCCGTCCACGTCGAGAGAGCGAGGAGCGTCGATGCCTGCGGCAGCGACGTAATCGTGCCTTTGATCGTCCAGATGCGCTCTGCGATGTCGATCCGAGCGGCGCGCTCCATCGAGACCGTCGTCGGCGACATAAGCGTCACCAAGTCCACGTCGCACACACCTGCCCTGCACTGCACGCAGTGCTCGGGATTGTGGAAGAGAGCGACTGGGGTCGGCGTTCCCAGCAAGAGCTTGAGAGCCGGCGTGTCCTTGAGATTCGTGCGCGCCGTCAGCGAGACAGTACCTTCGCCCATCGTCGGCGCATACACCATGACCGGCGTTCTACGGCCCGGCACCTCATGCTCGGTGACCCTCATCTTCTTCTCACGCTGATCGGTCCCCTGCCAGAGCAAGTTGACCGGCATTTTGCCCGCCGTGTCCGTCATGAGCGAGAGGCCCTGCCAGCGGCGCACGACAGGCGAGGACTCCACCCCGACGCCCCGAGACGTCGTCAGACGGTACCTAAATTCCGTGTTGATCGGAGCGAGCGAGTCACCGATCACGCGCTGCGCGCCCGTGCCAGTCCACACGCCCGCGCGCGGGATCCATTTGAAGCCCGTCGCAGCGATGCCCTCGACGTAGCAGGCCGTGCCCGCAGGTGCGAGCGCCGCCGGGATCACCAGCTGCACGCGCGGGGCCTGACCGTCCTCGACGATCGCGACCGGCTCGCGCGTCATATCGAGCGCGCCCTCAACCTCACGCGAAGCAGACAGGCCCTTCGTTCCGGTCCACTGGTGGGTGATAGCGCGCTGTGAGTAGTCGATTCGCTGCTGAGGCGTGTCCCCGTCGAAGAAGGTCGCCGCGTCAGCGACGGCCTCCTCGACGGTCGCCGCGGCGACGATCATCACATCGTCCAGGTGGAGCCACCCGGGCTTGTTGTCGCGGACGCCCGAGGTATGGACCTCGAAACGCACGCGGGCCTGCGTTGCGCCCGTCGGGGCGACGTGAACCCACGTCGGGCGATCGCCCTCCGCACTCGACGTCAGCAGCAGCGGCGCAGACGCGACCTGACTGCGACCCGCGACCGTCCACTCGACGCGGACGGCGAGGCCGATACCAGGACTCGTGCGAACCAGGGCCGAGACCGCCAGCGCCTGCCCCGCCGAAATGGGGACCACGCCCGGCGTGGCGACCTGCCCCTGCAACTGGGCGGGCACATCGACAGCCAGGTAAGTTGGCGACTGTCGATCGTGCCCGCCCCATGCAGCAGGATCAGACGCGACTCGGAGCGATGACGGCGCGTACCTCGCCCAGCCGTTCGTCCCATACGCGAACGAGGGATTAGGACAGAGGTTTGTCCGCGTCATCATCTGCTCCTTCCTGCGAGCTGCTTCCTGCGAGCGAGAACGCCTGCACTAATCCCCTCGACGTGCGCCCTAAACTGGACGCCGTCATCGAGAACCAGATTCACCTGAGCACCATCAAGCGAGACACCCGCACCCGCACCGCTGGCCGCGAGCGCGGAGACGTCGGCCCACTGTCGGGCTGTGAGGATTGCTTCGCGCTGGCCGGTTTGGTTGACTGCGGCTGTGACGCCGTCGGGGAGCCAGCCGCCACGGTCGTACTTTCGGGTGCCGCCGTACCTGCCGACGCTGGGGGATCCCCAGATCGCGGTCTTGCGTGCGCTCAGGCCGGGGCGGGGTTCCTCGATCATCTGGCCGTTTCCTGCGTAGACGGCGACGTGCCATGCGGGGGAGCCCCAGTAGAGGAGGTCTCCGGGGGTGGCGGAGCCCCAGGGGACGGGTGTCGAGCCGGACTGGTAGCCGGCGGCGGTGAGGCGCGGCCAGCCCAGGCCGAGCTGTTGCGCGGCCCAGTAGACGAGGCCGGAGCAGTCGAGGCCCGGCGGGATGCCCGAGCCGCCCCACACGTAGGGAACGCCCATGAGTACGGCCTTCATGGCTGCGCCGACGAGGCCCGCGCCGCCTGAGAGGCCGGACTCGTTCACCTTCGAGGTGAACATGGACTTGATGCCGTCGAACAGCATCGGCGGGATGCCGTATGCTACGGACTCCCAGAAGCTGCCGTCCTTCGGGGACAGCAGATCGCGCGCAGGCTTGATGACCAAGTTTGCGATTGCGGCGGCGGGGTCGGTGACGATCTCAGCGACCGCCTCCGTCGTGTCCTTGACCCAGTCCAGCGCGCCGGAGAAGCCGCCCTTCACTGCGTTCCAGATGCCACCGCTTGCGAAAGCGACTTCGCCGCGGCGGCGTCCGGTCTCTCCGACGGTCGCGAGGCCGGAGCCGCGCGATGCGTTGACCCGGTCGAGCCAGGGCTTCCCGCCGAGAGCGCGCAGAGCGTCTGGTCGGATGATGCCCTCGCCTCCGGAGAGACGAAGCGCGCCGCCGCCGTCCGGGCTGTAGAAGTGGTAGATATCCTTGCCCGGGGAGTACCCGGGGGTCATGGTGGAGAAAACACCGCCGGTCGCGTAGGCCGGAATCGCCTTCACGTCGGGCAGACGGACGGAGAGGCCAACCTTCGCGGCGATCGTATCGAACGCCGCCTTAATGCCGTCACGATAGACCGTCGTGATGACAAAATTGATGGGCTTCGCTGCGGCGCCCTTGACCTTCTCGAACACCGTCTCGACCGACTGACGGAACGACTCGAACGAGTCCTTCATGCCGCCGATAGCGTTCTTGATCGCCGGAAAGACGACGTCGATCAGGACGGAGGACGCGACCTGCACCGCCGACGAGATCTGATCCCACACAGGCTTAATGACCGAGTCGTACAGCCAATTGAAGGTCGGGCCAAGCGTCGATGAGATCGCGCTGCCAATCGCAGAGAATATCGGGGACAAAATGCCCCAGACCGTCTGGATCGCCGAGCTGATCCCATTCCAGACCGTCACGACCGTTGTCCACAGGCCCTGGAAGGCCAGGCCGACAGAGCCCGAAATAACCGTCACCAGCAGATCAAACAGCGGGTAGAGCACGTTATCCCACGCGGCCATGATGAACGCGGAAACGTTCGTCCAGACCGGCTCGACTACATCCTGCCAGAAGCTCCACAGCGTGGGCATGAGCGTGTCTCGGAAGAAGGCCGCGAGCGCTTGCATGGCCGGGTAGATGATCGCCCATGCTGACTGTGCCGATGAGGCGAAGCCCTCCCACAGTGGCTTGACCACCTGCTCCCAGAGGGTTTGCAGGACAGGCCAGATGACCCGGGAGATGATGGTCCACAGGGCCATGAGGGTTGGCCGGATGATTGCGGTCCAGGCGAGCGCGAGGCCCGAGCCGATCCCCTCAAACAAGGGTTGGAGGACCGTGCTCCAGAGGTTCTGGAGGCCCGGCCAGAGTGTGCTACTGATCCAGTCCCACGCCGCCTCAAGGGACGGCTTGATCTGGTCCGTCCACGCCGTGTAGGAGATCTCGCCTACCGCGAGGAGCGCGTCCCTCAGCGTGAAGAAGAAATCGACGAGGGCTGAGTCCTCTTCGAGCCCGAAGAGCTGGCCGTCGTAGTCTCCTGTAGTGAGGATGCCCCACGCCGATTCGATAGACGGGACCAGCGTGTTCTTCGTGTAGTCGACGAAAGCATCGATCACGGGTGTGACGTTTGTCGTCCAGAACTCCGCGATACCTGAGCCGAGGGCATTGATCGCGTTCGCTACGTCCTCGTTGGTGTTGTACAGGTAGATCAGACCCGCGACGAGCGCGCCGATAGCCACGACAGCCAAGCCGATGGGGTTCGCAGCCATAGCGGCGTTGAGCCCCTCCTGCACGAGCGTTGTGTTTTTAATCCACTCGATCACGGTCGTGAGCACGGAGAAGCCCCAGTAGGCGGCGACCGCGACCCCGACACCCTCACCCAGGGCGACCAGCAGGTCTTTGTGCTCCTTGATCCACCCGAAGGCGTCGGAGAACATGTCGGAGAGCCAGCCCATGAAGTCCGTAATCGTCGGCTTCATGTAATCGATCAGGTCTTTAAAGCCGCCCATGAGTGTTGCCTGCAGGTTGCCGGCGGCGTTCTCGATACGGCTCGTGTCGCGCGCGGCGTTCGCCGCGACTTCATCGAAACCGAGGCTCAGCAACGCTTCGTTGAATTCCTCTGCGCTGATCTGGCCCTGGGCCATAGCATCCCTGAAATTCCCTGTATATGCGCCAGCGTCGAGGAGGGCCTTCTGGATCTTGCCGGACGCACCGGGGATCGCGTTCGCGATCTGATTCCAGTCTTGCGTTGCCAGCTTCCCAGCGCCGTTGACCTGCACGAGGGCTAAGCCCACTTGCTTGTACGTCTCAGCATTGCCGCCTGCGACGGCGTTGAGGTTGCCCGCTGCTTCGGCGAGCTTGTCGAAGTCCTTGACGCTATTCGCCGCGAGCTGCGACGTAATGCCCTGAATATCCGAGAGATCGTAGACGGTCTCATCGGCGTATTTCTGCGCTGCGGCTCCCAGCTCCTCGATCCGATCAGGCTCAATCCCCGCGAAATTCAGCGTGTCCGCGAACTTCTGCGTCGCGTCGGACGCGGCGATAGCCTCCGAGACGAAGCCACCGATGCCGACTGCTGCGGCCATTGCCGCCAGAGGCGCGATCGCGTTCTGCGCGAAGCCAGCCATAGAGGAGAAGCCCGAGCCCGCCTCGCGCGTGCCCTTAGCCGCTCGCTCCGCTGCCTGCGCGGCTTCGTCGAGGTCACGCGACGCGGACTCGACAGGGCTGCGGCTCCGGCCTGCCTCGGCGCCCATCGTCGTGAAGCTGCGGCCCGCGCCCTCCGCAGCTTTCTGCATGCCGCCGGTCGAGGCCTGCATGCTCTTCGTCATCTTGTCGACGCTGTTTTTCGCCTCAGTGGCGGCAGCGTCGATAGGCTGACTAATGCTCTTGGCGACCTGCGCGCCGCTGGAGCCGACGCCTGAGCGTATGCTGTTCGCTAGATCCTTACCGGCGTTCTTCCCGATGTCTGGCAGCTGAGCCTTAGCGTCGGCCTCTACTGTCTTGAAGAAACCCTTCATGGAGGGGACGACATCGACGTACAGTGTGCCCGCCTTGTAGACTCCAGCCATTCCGGGGTTCCTCTCTCTGCAGTTATTCTTCGGTGTCCTCCCAGTTCGGGAGTAGGGCCTTCATGGCTTCGTCTCGGAAGCTGTGAAGGTGATCTGTGCGCGCATCCTCGAGTGCGAGCTCGACCGCCGAGACGGGACGCGGGTACGGCTCTTTGCCGCCGAAGGCAGCGGACACCAGATCGAAAATGTCCTGGAGCAGTCGCACGACGGGGGTCTGCTCGCGCATCCGCGCCTCGGTGTCGTCGGTGGTTGCCTCGGTCTCGGCGACGGATCTCGCGATCTCCTCGAAGCGGTCGGGGTCGTTGAGGATCGCGACGGTCGTCCTGCTCGTCGACCCGAGGCCGTCGATGAGCGTGAGGAGGAAGCGCCAGCGGCGGGCGCGGAACAGGGCCGGCGCGTCCCAGCCCTGCTCCGCGAGATCGGAGACGATCTGCCTCTCGTACCGACTCAGTCGGTCGTAGAGGCGCTGCCTTCCCCCGCGTCACCCAGCATGCCCTGATAATGCTCGGAAGCCTGACGGATCAGGATGCCGAGCTGGCGCATGTTGAGCTTGCTGAGGAGAAGCTCCGCATCCTCAGCAGTGAGCCAGGTGCGGATCATCTGCGTCGGCGCCTTCGAGGACTCCATCGCAGCCATGAACTTCTCAGCAGCCTCGGGCGTGAGGCTCAGCGGATCAGGGAAGCTGATGACCTGGCTTCCGATCCCGAAAGTGAACGGGGCCGGGGCCGCAGCCTTCTCCAGCTTCGCGAGAGCGTTGAACGTGAACGTGGGCTTCATCTGGTCAGACATGCTTGATCTCCTAGTTATTTGTCTGGCGGTTGGTTACTTGTTGAAGGTGGGAGGCGCAGGCAGCGTCGGCTTCTCGCCGCCGACCTTCGAGTCGTCGGCGGGTTCCCAGCCCTCCGAGATGAGCTGGTTCTGCTCGACGGCAGCGTCGGTCTCGCGCTCAAGCTGGAGCTCGTCGCCGGTATCGGTCTTGACAGTCTTGAGGAACTTCATGAGGGGTCCTATCCGTGAGGGGATCTCCATGCGTGAGGTGTGGACGGGCGGGCCGTGGGGAGATCAACCACGGCCCGCCCGAGATCGAGAGCAGGTCAGTTGGCCTGCTCGAAGCCGATCGCGTCGCGGTGACGGATCGCGCCGGAGCCACCGATGTAGTGGCGGCAGGAAGTGCCGGCGGTCTCGTCCATGAAGGCCGAGAACTCCAGGTCGAACTGGATCGCGTCGCTGGCTGCCCACTTCTCGTCCGGCAGGGACGAGAGCTTCACGCGCGGGTAGCAACGACCGACGATCCACTCATCGGCGGCGGGGCCGTCAGCCATGACCATCAGCAGACGGTATTCGGCGAGAGCCGGGGTCGCGGCCTCGTCGAAAACGATCTCACCCGTGGTCTTGGACGCCTTGGTCTGCGAGAGATCGATACCGTAGACCAACTGCTGAATGGTCTTGCGGATCGGCTCAAGGACCGTGAACTTCACGGTCTTAGGCGCCTTGGTGAGGTCGGTGCGGACGGCCTCGGCATAGCCGAGCGCCTCCACGTCCTCCGTGTTCGCGTCGGCAGAGTTGGTGATGCCGTCCGTCGAGATCAGGCCAAGCGGCAGGAAGTCCGTCGGGATCTCCTTGAGGGCGCCTCCAGCGTCGGTGATCGCCTCCGGGACAGCTGCCGTCATCGGGGCCAGGAACGCGAGTGCGTTCAGTCCCTTACGGACGTTGGTCGTGCGATTGTACTTCTTCTTGAGGGCTTCGATGGTGGTCATGCGAGCCTTCCCTTCATGTCAGTTGATGTCATTCTGAGATGGGCCTGTGCGTGACCGTGGCCGTCATATGAACGACCTCGACAGCCTCAAAATAAGGCTGCACGCCCAGGAAAGAGTCGATCTCCGCTTCATCTACCCAGCCGGATGCGCCGACGACCGGACGGACGGCGAGCGCCCCCTCTACCTTGTCCGCGAGCGCGGCGGCTCCGACTTCGTCGGGTGAGGCCGGGGTCTTTGCGTAGATGGAGATGGAGATCGTGTCGTCTCGGTCGTAGTCCCCGGTAACGGTTTGCACGAGGGAGACGTGTGCGAGTGGTAGCGGCCCGTCGGTGAAATTGGGCTGCAGTACTCGTGCGGTCGGGATGCCGGTCGCTGCGGTGATCGCGTCACGGATTACCTGAACTGCATCTGTGTATGTCATTTACGACGCTTCCTCTTGCCCTTCGATCCGATCAGCTTGCCGAGCGTGTGCGCGCCCGGGACTGGGTTTCCGGCTTTGCTGCGGTGCCCGAATTCCACCGCGAGAGCGTGGCGCGCATCGTTGTAGACTCTGCCGACGTCGCGTACAGGCCCGCCTTGGTAGAGCGAGGCTTTGGCCGTTTCGGCTTTGTAGGAGTCTGCGAGGTGCCCGCCTTTGTCCGATGAGCCGCGAGGTGCGGCTGCGGCTGCAGCGGCTCTGAGCTGCTCAGCCTCTTTGAGGAGTGCTGGCGCGAGGGCTCCGCTGCGCAGGAAAGCGTCGATCGCTTGCGTATCGCGCTTGAAGCCGCCCACGTCGTCACCTCCGCTTGATCGTCACGGACACGCCGCGCGGCCAGGGCGAGGGGTTGGACTCGACCTGCCATTTCCCGCCGAGCGGATGGGCACGCGGGACGACGACCGTGTCGCCGACCTTGAACTGCGCGTCCGGCGGGGCGTACAGCGTGGCCTGGTCGTCTGGCTGTTCCGACGTCTGAGACTCCAAGAGGCCCGGGACTGTGAACGCTCCGGGTGCGATGAGGCACCCGGGGATGAGCCGCTCCGTACTGTCCTGCACGAGGTATCCGTCCGCGTCGCGCCGCGTGCGGCCTTCTACCTGCACTGGTGTTCGCCACTTCTGCATCATCAGGACTCCTCCCGTGATGCGAGGAGGTCGATCTCGAGTGCGCGGCCACGGCCTGCGCCGAACGCTCGGCGCTCAGCCTTGGTGAGGTAGAGGTCGCCGGACGGGTTCGCGAACGTGAGCTGCTGCGAGAACGGGCCGGTCGTCTCCGTTGCTGCTGAGATCCCCGTGAGACCTTCATCAGCGAACGGTGCCGTCATCGCGCGCTTGACGATCGCGCAGATGACCCGGATGCGAGTGCCCGAACTGGTGGTCTGCCAGTTCGGGCACTCGTCCATCACGAGGCTTTGCGCGTCCTCGATGAGCATGCTCACGCGGGCGCGTTCAGCGTCTGTCAGCGGTCGCCAGCGGGCCTCCAGGTCTCCTGGTGTAGCCCACGGTTCCATCTCAGGCCGCTGCTTCCTTGACGAGGGCGAAGCGGTCGGTGAACACGTACCAGGCATAGACGGTCTCCAGGCGCAGCGCCACCTGGTTCTTGCGCTTGAGATCGCCCTGGCCGTCAGGGTCGCCGAACTGGATCAGCTCGACGGGCAGCTGGCGCTGAATACCCCAGCGGACACCGTTCGTGAAGTCTCCGACGATCGCGCGGACCTTGGTGTCGGTCGCCTCGGGGGTCGCGGAAACGGTGTTGCCCTGAGCGACCGGGACGCCGAGGAACTCGGAGACGTTCGTGCCGAAGCCCAGCTGCGGGTAGCGCTGGTCGGAGGTGTCGCCTGCGCCGTCCTTACGGCGCAGCTCCGAGAGCGCCCAGGAGAACTTCGGGTCGAAGGCAGCGCCCGTGACCATCGCCGGGTTCGCGCCGTTCACGACCTGACCGACAGCGGCGCGGAAGGCGACGTCGGCCTCAGCGGTCTTGCCCTTCATCTCGACGACCTTCGTCGACGCGGCAGCGAAGTTCGTCCACGACGCGACCTTCGCACCCGTCAGAGGGTTAATCGCGTGGTAGAGGCCAAGGTCAAGAGCGCGAGACAGTGCCTCAGCGCCGGCCTGCGCCAGCTCGTCGAGGACGCCGAGCTGGTAGTCCTCATCAGCCCACATGACCTCTTGAGAGAAACGCATCGTGACCTGTGCCTTGTGGGGCGCGACCGACACGGACGAGAACGAGCCCGTGGTCGAGGCCTTGTCGGCGCCCTCTTCGACGAATTCAGCCTTCGGCAGGTTGTCGAACACGATGATGTCCTGCTTGCCGAAGCGCATCGGCTTCTGCTGGGAGAGCAGCGCGACGGTCGACAGGGACTGAGACTTCTTGACCATGCCGTCCGCGATCTCGCGGGGCAGCAGCACGGACGTGTTGGTGGTGTTGAAAATAGCCACAGTTGGCTCCTTTCGAGAGATGAGAGTTTATTTCGAGCCGAAAAGCTCCTGCGCGAAAGCGCGGCGAGCCGAATCAGCATCGGAGACACTCGGGGTTGCCCCCTGCGTCGGGATCACAGGCACCGAAGGCTGCGCCTTCAACGCCGCCGCGAGCGCGGATGCGTGTGCGGTCAGTTCGTCCTTGGTCGAGCCGCGCAGCAGGTCGGCGGGGACTCCGGCTTCCTTGGCGACGTCGTTGCGGATCTTGTCGAGCGCGGCCTGAGCGTCGATCTGTGCGAGACGGGCCTCGGCGTCGGCGAGCTTGCTTGCTGCGGCCTTGAGATCGTCGTAGTCGGCGTACTTGTCGCGCTCACGTGCGAGGCGTGCGCCGATGACCTTGTCCAGATCCTCCTGCGTCGTGATCGGCGTGAAGGCGTGGCGCTCGGCGGCTGCGGCCTGGTTATCGGTCGCTTCCGTTGCGGCGGTGTCGGTGTTGCCGGTGTTGGTGTCAGTGGTGTGCATGGTGTCTCCTGTTTGTCCGTACTTGTGCGGCGCCCGTCGGCGCTCATGGTTCCGCGATTTGCCCCTCGCGTAGGGGAAACTCATTCACCGTTAGACGTCTGCTCGTCTGTCGGCTTTTTGCGACCGCCGGATCGCTTGCGCGTGTCCTCCTCGAACTCTCCGGCGTCGTACCGCTTCTTGATCGCCTCCGGGTCATACCCCGCGATACTTGCGGGCTTGCTTGCCCATGAGGGGACGACCTGGCAGTCGCAGTGCGCGTGGTATCGGTCGAAAGCGCCAGCGGACTTTTCCGAGGCGTAGATCCAGCCGCGCGAGGCGAGCATCATGCAGAACGAGCAGGTGACTGCTCCGGTCGGGACGCGGGCGAAGCGAACCTTCGCGGGATCCTTTGCCGCGGCGTCTGAGACCGTCTGACGCGCTGAGTTTTTCACCCAGCTTTCCGTCGATTCAGACAGCGCCTCCAGCGAGGCCTCAGCATCCCCGGTGCGGGCCAGCGGGTTCAGAGCACTGTGGATCCTGGCATGCACCGCCTCGATAGGCGGCAGCGGCGCTGGCTTCGGCGTGTAGTCGCCGCGAGCGCCGGCAGCTCGTCGCAGGCGGTCGTACCACTCGACGGCGAGTTGCCCGCCGACGGTGCCGTATGCCTGCACGAGCTGGGGGAGGAAGTCCTCCAGTGCTTCGCGGCATGCGACGACGTCGGTCGTGTCGAGCTTTTTCCAGAAGCGCTCCAGGTCGCGTTTCGCGAGTCGGGCACATTGCTTCTGGGCTTTGGCGAACCGCGTGATCTCTTTCCTTGTACGTGACACGCGGCTCGCCTCTTCCCGTTACTTTGCTTCGAGCTTGTCTGCGTCTGCTTCTGGCATGCGCAGGGATACGGGGACAGCGCCTGTAAAGCGCAGGCCGTCGAGACCGAGCCTCAGCGCTGCGTCTTGCGGCTCAATGCCTGCGCGGATCGCGACGCCGAGCGCGTCGAACTTGGCTTTCAGCGCGACGGGATCCTCAGCTCCCCCCCCGCTTCCTGCGTCTGCTGTTCGGGAGTGGCGGGCGCTTCGATGTTGCCGGAGCCGGCGAGCCGTTCGAGGAGCGACGCGGCCTTGCCGGGCGCGTTCTCCGCTCGGACCTGCTCGATCTCGGCCTGCGTGAAGCCGGCGCGACGCAGGCCGACGGTCGTCGTCGCGACGTCCGGCAGCGCGGATGCGATCTTCGAGATCACGTCAGCGCTTGCCTGCGGGCTCACATACCGGGTCGGCGTGTAATTGATCGCCATATCCCACGATTCCTCGGGCGGTTCCGTGAGCCTGTCGCGGATCATGAGGACGTCCTGGAGGAGGCGACGCAGCGCGGGCGTGAAGATACGCCACTGGTAATCGGCCTCGTCGGAAAGCTGGTACTCAGCGGCCTGCATGGCCTCAGCCGATGCGGGGTTGTCGCCGAAGATACCGACCGTGCTCATCGGCAGGTTCGTCGCGGCGCAGAAATTCTGCGCGAGCTGGCGATACATCGCGAGATGCGGCTCCATCGACAGCTGCGTGAACTGGCCGACCGACGGCGTTGAGCCTTCCTCGTTGACCGTGAGCGCGAGCAGACGGCCCGTGATCGCCGACCACCGCTCCATGCCCGTGAACGCGTCCTCGGATGCGCCGAGGACGTACCGCTGCGGGCTGGAGAAGAATTCAGCGCCCGTCTCGGCACGCATCAGCGTGCGCACTGCCGCGTCCGTCAGATAGCGGACCTCGGTCGTGATCCGCGAGCGCCCGAACGGTCGTCCGAGCTGCGGGTCGTAGACCAGAGGTTCGACGAGGACGCGGCCCGTCGGGTTCTCCATACGCTCTAGGTGCCAGGCTGCGGAGCCGGGCTGGCGGGAGAAATGAATGATGAACTTGCGCGTGTACATCGTCGCGCCCGTGATGGTGTTCTCGTACTGCTCGGTGCCCTCAGCGGTCGAGGCTTCCAGTGCGAGCGCGGCCTCCAGCGTGCGCGTGCGCTGATCCCACAGAGCGGTTGTCCACTTCGCGTCGCGCGCCTGGATCATGACGGGCGGCTCTCCGCGCGTCACGTCACCAGCGGCGACCGTCAGGAAAGCCACCGAGTGCTTGTAGGCGCTCGTGATCGCCTGCGCGAGCTCCGTCTCGAATTCATTGCGAGCGAGCAGCCCGGCCAGGTCGTAGGTGTCGGTCAGACCGCCGACGGTGTAGCCCTCGAAAACGTGCTTCCGTGCGAGGGCTTGCACGGCCTTCTGGGGCCAGCCAAGAGCGGCGCGCGTGCGCTGCATCTGCGGCGGGATCGAGATGCCGAGATCCTGGAAGGCGCGATGCCCCTCGTAGTACACGTCGAGCAGCGCGTTCTTCGACTGCTTCGCCGTGATCCGATCCTGCATGAGGCGCAGCTGGCTCTTCTCAGTTTCGGTCAGCCCCGGCAGCGCCGGGATCCTCGTCAGACTCATAAGACGATCGCCCTCCTTCCAGTTTTCCCTTTCGGCCTACGCCGCGTGGTCTTGGCAGCGTGCAATGCCGCCGATACCGCCTCTAGCGGTGTCTCGTCCCCGTCTGGGGTCGAGGCCGACCACCCGTAAGCTCCGTCGCGGCGGCGGATCTGCCGGTCCACGACAGCCACCGAGGCGTTGAGCGCGTCCTCCGGCTCTCCTGCCGGGTGCGTGACCTGGCCGGCTCGCAGGCCCTCAAAGAGCAGGCCGCAGGCCTCGAAGTATTCACCCGTCGTCATGATGTGGACGAGCCGTTTCGGCACGCCCCGCATGTCCAGCGCGTCCGACAAAGCCGCCGCGCCAGCGCCGCCGAGAAGATTGATCTGCGCCGTCCTGTCGACGCGCTCGGCAAGCCATTCCGCGAGCGCCGAAACGCCCGCAGCGGTCGATCCCGTGTAGGTGTCGATTGCGTTCACGTGGAAGCGAGCGGACGCTCCCGTGCCTTCCTTCATCGCACCTGCGAGCGCCATTCGCTTACCGTCGGCGCTGAATGACACGCCGAATGAGCGGATGCCGTCCTCCGGCGCTTCCGCGACCGTCGCGTCCCACGTCGCGGAGTCGATCGCGCGCGAGGCTCCAGCGTTTGCCGGCCACATGCCCAGTCGTTCACGCTTGAAGCCTTCTTCGTTGAGCGTGCGCCGCTCGTTTTCGACGAAAGCGATCTTCATGCGTCCCGCTGTGATCGCGGGGTTCGTCGCGATCCACACGCCCTTGTCGTCGAGGTTGACAGGCCCGTCCGGGTCTGCTGACCACTCGTGCCAGCACATCGGTCCGGGATGCTCCGAGAGGCCCTGCGTGCGCTGGCGCGTGAACACGGCGCCCGAGGCGTTCGGACCGGGCGGCGTTCCCGTGTAGAGGATCTGCGAGTTACCGAGGTCGCCAGCCGAGCCCGTCGAGAGCATGGCCTCGATAGCGTCCTCGGTCAGTTCCTGTGCCTCGTCGAAAACGATCACGTCGGCTGTAAAGCCACGGCCTGACGACTTCGAGCGGGCGATGACTCGCAGCTCTGCGCCGTTCGTGAGCGTGATCGACTCCTGGCCGTTAACGTTACGGACGTTCGTCACGAGGCGATTCAGCTCGGGGAAGTCTGCCGACTCGTCGTTCGCCTTATTCCCGAAGAAATGCTTGAAGCGCCTGTAGTGTGCCTGGGCCGTTTTGACTTCGTGCGCGGAGTGGAGGATCTTCTCTCCGAGGAGCACCATGCCGAAAAGCTCGCGGATCTCCAGGAGCGCGTTCTTGCCGTTCTGGCGAGGAACGGACAGGCCGCAGGTCATGTGCTTCCACTCGTCCTTTGTGGACGCAGCGAGCCAGTCCTCGAGGACGAGATTCTGCCAGGGGTCAGGGGTCAGCCCGAAGTTCGCGGCGAACTCGCCGGCGAGGTCTCCGAAAGTCTTTGCGCGGCGCTTAGCGGCGACCCGCACCCGAGGCGTTTGACCGTCGCCGTGCGAGCTGGTCCTGGAAGTTGACGACATTGTCTCCCTCCTCCTTCGACTCGACCACGACAGCCGGGCCGGCCAGCTCAGAAATCAACGCGCGCGCCTCACGAATCAGCGGCGCGCGCTTGTCAAACTCGGCATACTCAATCGACTGCAACGTCGCGTCCAGCAGCTTTGTGCGCTGAGCGCGAGCATCAAATGCCGGAATCTCCGGTTCCTTCTTCGCCGCGGCCTTCTTCGCAGAAGTCTTACGCCCGCGAGCACTCGATGCCTTCGCCTTCTTCTCAGCCAATTCCAACCCCCTAGTCCTGGGCGAAACCGCCGAAAATGCCTACCGTCTATCCCAGATGCCCCATAAACGCGCTAGGTGCGCCGCCCCTAAACGAAAACCCCCAGCCACCGTTTTTGCGCGACATCCCCGGAAATAACGGGGGGGTATGGCGCTAGATCGGAAGAGCGTCGTGTAGGGAAAGAGTG